TGATTTTTTCCAAAAATAGATGTATATTGAAATATAATGATTAGATTTGCTTATAAAACAAACATTATGAAACATTTATTTAAAGCGTTGGCATCGTTCCAACAAGAAGTGCCAGTAGTACACAAGGCAACACAAGGTTACGGGTATTCATACGCTGACTTACCGAAAATCTTTGAAGTGATTAACCCGTTATTACAAAAACACGGATTAGGCTTTACGCAGTTAATCAATACTAACGAAGAACGTCACTACTTAGTAACAATACTTTTCCACGTTGAAAGCGGTGAAAGTTTAGAGAGTAGCACGTTAATACCTTACGTTCAGTTAAAAGGTATGAATGACTTTCAGTCTTTTGGTAGTGGTGTAACATACTTTCGTAGGTATGCGTTAAGTTCTACTTTAGGACTTGTAACGGACAAAGACACGGACGCTGGAGGCGAACAGGTAAAGGTAGAAAAACACGAACCTAAACAAAAGAAAAATAAAATTGACGATGTACGTTTTTCTAAAGCTATTGAAGCAATTAAGAACGGTGAATATGACATAGACCAACTTATAGAAAAGTTTGACTTAGACGCATCCCAACTAGCAACAATAACTAAGTTATGAAAATACGCGCATCACAAATAGGTAAACTAATGGCTACTCCCCGCAGTAAAGGGGAGAGCCTTTCGCAGACTGCTAAGACTTACATTCAGGAACTTGTCTTAGAACACACCTACGGCCTACGCAAAGAGTTCTGGAGTAGGTACACGGACAAAGGAAATCAAGTAGAAGACGAAGCTATAAGTTTTGTCAACGAAGTGTTAGAATTAGGCTTTATTTACAAGAACGAAGAACGCTTTGAAAACGACTATATAACGGGTGTGCCTGACGTAAACACGAAAGAAATACTTTTAGATGTAAAATGTTCTTGGGACGCTACTACGTTTCCGTTTTTCGATAGCGAAATACCTAACAAAGACTACTACTACCAGTTACAGGGTTATATGTGGCTAACGGGTAAAACGGAATCGTTACTTTGTTATTGCTTAATGAACACACCTTTTGAAATAGTAGAAGACGAAGTAAGGCGTGAACACTGGCGACTGCAAAAAATAGAAGAAGACGTTGAGGTTCGGGAGTTCGTACAAAAGAAGCATAACTTCGACCACATACATAACGAAAGACGAATCAAAGTATTTAAAGTAGAACGTGACGAAACGGTAATATGGCAAATACAAGAGAAAATAGAGTTAGCACGAGAATACTACAATCAATTAATACAAACAATCTAAATAAATATAAAATGGAAACAAAAGTAAACAGCGGTGCAATTTTCAAGAACGAAAACAAAAAAGCGGAAAACCACCCCGACTATCGCGGAACTATTAACGTAGACGGACAGGACAAAGAAATAGCGTTATGGGTTAAACAAAGTGCTAAAGGTGTAAGTTATTTTTCTGCAAAGATTTCTGAACCGTACAAAAAAGCGGAACAACCTATACAAGCTACGGGCAAATGGATTAAGCCTGAAGAAACAAACGACTTACCTTTTTAATTATGTACATAGATGACTACACGCTACGAAGACTTCTAACGGAGTTACTGCGTAGAAAAACACGAAACCAAATAGTACAAGAAATAAAGCTAAGAGGGGATAAGTTTCACCAGTACAACTTAGATAAGTTCTTAGAAGGAAAAGACGTAAGTTTAACCACCTTACAAAAAATAGACAAATACGTTTGTAAGCAATATTATCAAGACGGTCGAAGCCCACTTTTATAGTGGGTTTTTTGTTAACAACTATTTGTTTATAATTACGTCTATTGTATGTTTAAAAATTAATCATACATTTGTTTATATGAAATGGCTAGGAATAGTTGCTAAACACCATAAAGAATACGTAAGTATAGTAAATGGCTTTGGTGAACACTTCTACGCTGAAGACATAGTACAGGAAACATACCTACGAATTTTAAAGTACTGCAAACCCGAAGCAATAATAACAAATGGCAACGTAAATAAAAGTTACGTTTATTTTGTTTTACGGAATATGTACATAGACTTTGAAAAATACAAAGCAAAACACCCGAAGGTAAGCATAGAAGAAATAGGGCAGTTAGAATGCGAACCGTACAGCGTAGAAAAACACGAATGCTACGAAGAAATAATAAGACTAATAAACAACGAAGTAGAAGGATGGCATTGGTACGACAAAATGTTATTTGACTTATACAAAAAGACTGGTAAGTCTATACGTGAACTAAGCAAAGAAACTACTATAAGTACTAAGTCTATATTTCAAACCTTAAAACATTGCAAGGAACGCTTAAAAGAAAATGTAGGTGAAGACTACGAAGACTATAAAAACAAAGACTACGAATTAATATTAAAAAAATGGCAAGAAGAAAAAAACAAGCTGAAGGGATTGGCGACAGCATCGAACAAATATTAGAAGTTACCGGTGTTGCTAAATTAGCAAAGTGGGTAATGGGTGAAGACTGCGGTTGTGACGAACGCAAAGAAAAGTTAAACAAACTTTTTCCGTATGTAAAACCTGAATGTTTACAAGAAGACGAATACCAATATTTGGTATGGTGGTTTAGCGAAACACGAAACCAACTAAAACCAAGTGAACAAAGAGAACTAATAAAAATATACAATAGAGTATTTAAAAAGAAACAGCAACCTACAAGCTGCGGTAGCTGTTTACGTGATATGTTGTTAAAATTAAAAACTTTACACGATGAGTACGGACAATAAATATTACTTAATAGACTACGGCAAAGACTTAAAAGAATACGCTGAGTTAATGAAACGCACTTTAGAAAAAAAGAAGTGCCATATAATGTATTTACAAACCGAGTGCGACAATTTCTTAGGAGTAGAAGAACTAACGGAAGACGAATTTTTAAACTACTTTAAACAAGCCAGTGATGCAAATAGTTAAAGTAAAAGACGAAACTAAAACCAATAAGAAAAAAAATAATAGTTAATTTCTTTTAAATTATGGACAATAGAAAAAATAACGGTGGACATTCTACTAAAAGTCAAGGAGCGGACAAACGAAAGAACGAATATAGAAACGCTTTAGAACTTGCTGCTTCAGTAGAAAACGTAGTAGAAGTTTTAAAGACGGTATACGACAAAGCCGTTAATAAACAAGATATGTCAGCGGCAAAACTATATTTAGAATATTACTTAGGCAAACCAAAAGAAAGCGTAGACATACACACTTCGGGTGATAGTGTAGTAAGTTTTAACGAAATCTTAAGGGCAATAAAAAGTGATAACGATAAATGACAAATATTTAGTATTAGATAACGACACGCGGTACTTTATTTGTACAGGTGGTCGTGGTTCGGGTAAGTCTTTTTCTATTGGACTACTTCTTTGTCTTATGACATTTGAACCTAAGCACGTTATTTTATTTACACGTTATACTTTGCGTTCTGCTAGTATATCTATTATACCAGAGTTCTTAGAAAAAATAGAATTGTTAGGAATACAAGAAGACTTCTACATAACAAAAGACGAAATAATAAATAAGAAGTCAGGAAGTAGAATATTGTTTAGAGGTATTAAAACAAGTTCAGGTGACCAAACCGCTAACTTAAAATCTTTACAAGGTGTTACAACGTGGGTACTAGACGAAGCTGAAGAACTAACTGACGAAGAAACCTTTGATAAAATAGATTTGTCTGTAAGGTCAAAAGATACACAAAACAGGGTTATAATGATTATGAACCCGTCTACTAAAGAACATTGGATATACCAACGCTTTTTTGAATCTAAAGGAATGCAAGACGGCAAGAACCTACAAAAACACGATACTACATACATACACACTACTTATTTAGATAACAAAGAAAATTTAAGTAGTAGCTACATAAACCAATTAGAAAACATTAGACTACGAAGACCTGAAAAGTACAAACACCAAATACTAGGGGGTTGGTTAGACAAAGCGGAAGGTGTTGTATTTTCTAACTGGCAAATGGGTTCTTTTCAGCAAGTTTCTAAAAGTGTATTTGGTCAAGACTTTGGGTTTAGTGCAGACCCTACTACATTAGTAGAAACTTCTATAGACAAAACAAATAAAAGAATATACCTAAAGTTACATTACTACAAGCAAGGTTTAACGACTTCGCAAATATCAGACTTAAACAAACGATTTGCAAAAGACAATCTAATTGTAGCGGACAGCGCAGAACCTAGACTTATAACAGAACTAAAAGTAAACAACAATATAGTAGCAGCTATTAAAGGTCAAGGCTCGGTAACTTACGGCATAGCACTACTACAAGACTTTGACTTAATAGTAGACCCTGAAAGCACGGAACTAATAAAAGAACTTAATAACTATTGTTGGTTAGAAAAAAAGTCTGCCACACCTATAGACGCACACAATCACGCTTTAGACGCTATACGATACGCGGTAAGCTATCAATTAGAAAACCCAACTAGAGGGCAATACTTTATAAAATGAGCGACCCTGAAATAAACAAAGCTATAGTCTTAGTTGAAAGTTATATCTACGAAAAGACGAACAAAAAAGTCAAGATAGTATTCGACAATCCTAATAGAATGATGTACCATATTAAAATGCTATTCGAAGCGTATTCGGTGGCACTTGCTTACTACAATAACAAAAAATAAAGTTATACATATATGAAGGTTAAAATAAACATACCGACAAGTCTAGACGAAATACCTTTAAAACGTTACCAAGACTTTTTAAAAGTACAAAGCACGTCTAACGACGAAGAATTTGTAGCGCAGAAAATGATTGAAATATTTTGCGGTGTAGATTTAAAAGACGTAGTAAAAATTAAGGTAACGGACTTAAACGACTTAATACAACACTTTACTAAATTGTTCAGCGAAAAACCTAAGTTAAAGCAAACCTTTGTAATGGGTAATTATGAGTTTGGGTTTATACCTAACCTAGAAGAAATTACTTTCGGTGAATACGTAGATATAACTTTCAACTAATACTATAGCTTTGTTTATTTCAGGGT